CGGAGATAACAGAAGTATCTTGCGGGGTTCTCTCGCTCCCCGTCGCGTTGCCGAGCACATGACCGGATTTGATCGTATCCGCGGCGCAAAGCGGGGAGATCGCGAAAGCCCAGAGGGCAACCGCGGCAAGAAGCCGTTTCATCATGCGGTGATTTCCTAAATTACGACGTACCAGCCGCCGCTCGTGAGCGGGAAGAGCAGCCGCGAGCCATAGTCTTTGTCGATGAGAGCAATTCCATTCGCCGCAGCGGCGGACGCGGAAAGCCCGTCAATCGTCTCTCCGCTCGCGGGGATGATCGTGATGTTGTTTGTCGCCGCATCGCCCGTCAGGTCTTTGACGAGGATGGGAGCGCCACCGCGAGATGAAGCCGCCGGGAGCGTGTAGGACGATGCGCCCGAAGAACCCTTCTGAAAGAGGATCACGACATCCGTGGAGATGGGGGACACCGCGCCGGTTGTCGTGATGATGCGATAGGAATTCAGGGCGCCGAAAATGAAATTAACAGCCGTCGTGTAGAAGAACGACTTCGACACGAGGTCTTGTATGGCAATGATCTTGTTGACATCAACAGTCGGGGCTTGTGCGAGCCTCGTGAAATCCGGAGAGATCGTCCAGGCGCCGTTCGATTTGGCGATGGTGATGAAGGCGGAGCCGCTAACGCTCGTGGGAAAGGGCACACGAACATTGACGCGGATTGTCGCGGGCAGCGTCATGTTCCACGGCCTCCAAAGGCTATTGGCAACTTCCCGATCAGGATTTGCCGCGCGTCATTGTTCGCCGCATCTTCCATCCTGATATAGACGTGATAGGTTCGCCCGCCTCGAAGCGTTTGCATCACAGTATAGGGAATTTGAATTTGTATTGTTCCGGAATCGGGAAGCGTGATATAGTCGGCAAGCGACGCCATGATGATCGGCTCGCCGTAATCGTCATACCACGGGCCATTATAGGGAAAATCATTGTAGCGGCCACTGCGACGCGGAGGAGAGATTTCGCAATAGAACTGGTATAGAGGGTTTCCACTTCCATCCGTGAGCGTGATGAGATCGCCCGTGTCGTCGTCGAAGATTTGGATCGTCTGCAACCACGTTTCTCGGTTGCTAGCGGTAGGGAGGTATGTCGGGAATCCGTACATCACGGAACCTGCATGGTGAGGTCAAGGATGACGGTTCCGCTCGCGTCGGTCAGGCGCACATGCACGGGGCCATCGGCGAGGTAAAAATTAGGGATTCTGCCGTATTGGTCGGCCTCTAAAGGCCATGCGTTCGGCGTCGTAAGTCCATAATCCGAATAGGAGTTCTGTTGCACGCTCGTGGTTCCGCTCACGAAGAAATAGAGCAGACACCCGGCGAGCGGCTTGCCGTTCACATCGATTTGTTGCGCGAGGGCGAGAGGAAGGGTGCCTGCCATTATTAGACTTTCCGCATGGGAACGTGCTATCCAACGCCACTTGCGGCGTTGGGGAAGGAGTTCCGAGCATGGAAGAGTTTCAGAAGGGGACAGCCGCTATGGGCGCTGTCGTGGTCTGCTTGGCTGTTCTTGCCGTTTCGGGAAGCGCGTGGGATGGCATAGCCTCTGCAGCGGCCTTTTTCGCCGCCCAATGGCTGTTCAACTGACTATTCCCCTTGCCCGAACGCGCCGGCGATATCGTCCGGCTGGGCGTCGATTCCCGCATCAGATAAATTGCTCGATAGGTTTTTTGAAGCGAGCATGAAGCGCGCTATGTTGGCTGGCGTCGGCGAGTTTTTGGCTTTCGCGCTAGCCTTCCCGAACTTATTCAGGGAGGACTGCATTTGCTGCCCAAGAGGCGATCTGGTCCGTACAAGCTCTTGGAGCTTCCGAACGTCGGCTTGCGACATGGCGGCGCTCAGCTTCTTGAGCGCATAGCCGACAGTGGCCGGGACAGCGGCGCCAATAAAGGCCCCAGGTCCATGTCCGAGGGCGGCCCCGGCGCTGGCGCCGATCGCCCCCGTCACTGTGGACCCCATTCCGCCACCACCGCCAAGCATGTTGCCAACTCGCCGCGCGGCGTTCTCTGCCCTCGACCCGATGACGATTTTCCGCATTTGCGCGAGTTCTTCGCTCGAATAGCCTCTCCGCAGTTTCTCGCTCTTCAGAATGTCCTTAATGCGCTGGCGCGTCGCATTGTCGAGATTCATGCCGCTGTTGGCGGAGCCCGCCTGAAGCTCCGCGGCCTCGAGCTTGCCCTCGATCGTATCACTGCGCTTGGCCGCCGCATAATTTCCGCGCGCCTCTTCCAACGCGGCGGAGACTGCCTTCGCATCGCCTCTGAGAACCGACCCCTTGGGAATGTTCGCAAGGAAATCGTCAAGAGAGCCGATAGCGTCTCGCGCGGCCTTCCTCTCGGTAGCATCGGCGGAGCCCGCCGCTTGCCCAAGCTTACGGCGAAGAGATTGAATGCTCCGCCCGTCGAAAAATGAGCCAGCCGGCGGGGAATCCAATCTCTTGAGGATGTTGAACGTTTTCGGCGACAGGTCTTCGTCGACAACATCGTTCGTCGCTAGAAGCGTGTCCTTCCATTGCCTAAAGGCGCTTGGCTTGATGGCGATGGCCTTTATGGCCGGGTTCTCATACGCCGCCTCTGCAGCCTCATAGAGGGCGTCCGTCGTCGGAGCCTTGATGGGGCGAGTAAGGCGCGCTGCCTCCTCTCCGGCCGCCCCAGCCGCCTTGGCAGGCCCCATGAGAGGGTTAGCGATATCGCCCGCCACTCGCGCCGCCTGTCCAGCCTTGCCGATAAGGCCAGGCGCGCGCGCCACTGCAGAGCCGCCCGCTGTGAGCGCCGTGCTGAGTTCCCCGATGACGCCGACAGGGTCTTCGGCAATCGCCTTTTTCAGGCCCTCAACGTTCCCGTATCGGTCGGCGAAGTGTTTGGCCAACGCCTCGGGATAGGCATGGCTCGCCCCGGATTTGTCCTCAACGGTTTTCAGGGCGTGCTGATAGCGTTCCCCGAATGTCGACTCTGGAAGCGTCTCGCTCGGGACGGAAGCGGCGAGCGCCGAGCCGCCCATCGCGATAGCCCCACGCCCGAGATTGGAGAGCGACTGCGCCGTATCGATCGGGTGAAGGAATGGCTGCGCGACCCCTTTCGCGAACTCCATAGCGCTATGCGGCGCGTTCTGTAGGGCCTGCCTGCCTACATCCCCCCATGACATCGACGGGGCGTGTTGCGAGGGCTCGCCAGCGCCTAAGTGCTGTTGCAGCATGGCGAAGGCTTGCTCTTGCGTCGCGCCGTCCGGACCGTTTACCGTGTATTTCTGGCCTTCTGGGCTCGTGAACGTGAAGGCCGGCATTAGTGGACCTCTACGCTCCAGCCCTGCGGGAGACCTGTCGATTTTTTCTCGCCGCTTTTCCCTGCGAAGAACTCCTGCGTCCCCGGCGCAAGCATGCTATCAAAATCTTCGCGCCCCGTCCCGCTCTCATATTGCTTCTTGAGCCCTTGAAGCTGGCCAACCGCGAGCTTGCGATATTGCTCGATAACGCCACGAAGCTGCGCCGGGCTATTCGCCTTGTCGATCGCGCGCTTGACCTCTTCGCGGTCGCCGAGCGCGCCGCCGCCGCCAATGATCGCCTTGATCAATTCGTCGCCAACGATCGCCTTGGTTGCGTCAAAATTTGTCGGCGCTGGATTCCCGGTTTGCTGAGCGTAGTATTGCCCGAGCTGGTTGAAGATGCGGGTATTCCCGTTCTTGAGCGCATCGACGGCGTTACCGAGAACGCCGAGATGGTCGACGAGCACATTGAAGGATCGAATCGCGTTGCCTTGCGGTCCGCTCGTAAATTTCGTGAGCGCCGCGCTTTGAGAATGGAAATCCTGCGCCGCTTTTGAGACTTCTTCCGCCGACGCATCAGGATGTTCTTGCAAATATCTCGACATGAACATAGCGATTCCGGAGCGCGCGCCGCGTCCGGATTGCATGAATTGCTGAATCTGTTCCGCCGAGGCGTTCGGATTTTCCTGAAGGTATCTATCCAACGCTATGCTGTTGGCGTTCGAATAAGGGGCTTGGTAACGAACGGCGCCCGTCTTCGGATCAACGAGAGTTTGCCCCGGCCGAGCCTCGATCGGCGCCGAACTCGCCGCGATCCTATCGCGCCAATCTTCTAACGCTTTGACCTGACCGGCCGTCGCGCGCGCCCTGGACGGGTTGCTCGAAATCCGCGCGATTTCCTGATCAATCGCCAAAATTGCCTGTTGCGGGTCCGTAAATCCGCGTGGAAGCGGCGTCTGCGGAACAATCGGCTGTTGCGGCCCCGCACCCGCTGGAGACGCCGCAAATTGCTGGGCCGGCTGTCCTGTCCGCTGCGCGTACGCCTGCGCCGCAGCCTCTCTGCGCGCAGGGTCGCGGATGCGCTCAAGGTTCTGCGCCACGTTCGGTGGGAACCCGGCTCCCGGCGCGCTTTCATCTCCCCTCGGGAGCGTGGGGCCCGCCGCCGCGCTGACGGGCGGGACGCGCGGGGAGGCGTCCGTCGCCGTTCCGGTCTCTCGTGAGGCGATCTGCTCGCCCTCCGCCCCAAGCGAGGCCATCGCCTTCTGAAAGCCGGGCGTCTTCTGGGCATGGAAAATGTTAGGCTTGCCGACCTCACGCCAATGGTTCGCGACCCATTGGTCAAACGCCTGCTGGCCTTCCGGCGTGCGGAATTGCGCGAGAGACATGCCCGTGTCGCGCATGAACTCGTCGCCGAGGCCCTTCGCGGAATTCCCGCCCCTCGCCAAGCCGCCGACATGACCCTGGAGCAATCCGAAGGATGACCCTTCGTCCCCCACCGCGTTGGGGTTGAGACCCGACTCCGCCATCGCCGTGGCGATGAATTTGCGTGTCTCTGTCGAATTGAGACCGGCATTCTCAGCGATCTTCTTGAGCGTCTGAATGGCGGTCTTCTTGTCATCGGCGCTCGCCTTTCCCCAGCCTGAGCCAGGCGTCGCGCCCGGCAGGCTCATCGGCTGACCAGACCCAACACCAGGAGCCCCGCCCAAAAGCGGGCTCAACGGAGCCGGCTGCAACTGTTGAGAGGTCAGCGCCGCGCCGCCAAGGGCCGGGTCATAGCCGCCGCCGGCTTGCATCTTCGCCTGCAGGATCGCGGCGTAGTTGATCGAGCCGTCCGGATTCTGGAAATTCCCGCTTTGCAACGCCTTCTGCGCGTTAAGCTGCATTTGCGCATCTTGCAACGCCGCATCCTGCATCTGCGCATTGCGAGCGATACCCGGAAGGCTCGCGATCGTCGCGCCGAACGCCCCGTAGTCAGGCGTTGGATAGCGCGGAGGCGCGGCATATTCGACCATCAAGCCGCCTCCAGAAATCCGCCGAGCTGAGCCGCGTAGTCGCTGGCCTTGCCGTAGTCGACGGCGAGGAAGCCGCCGAACTCGCCAACAGCGTCGGGGCTCGTCTCGGCGACCTCTTGGGCGATCAGGCCGATATGCGTTCGGCCGTCGCCCTTGTAGTTGTAACGGTAGACGTTTGTCCCATCGAATAGCTCTCCGACCGGCTCAATGTTTTCCTTCAGGCGCTCGTCGCTCGCGGTAAACAACTTCCCGAGGAGGCTGTTTCCGCTACCGAGAAGGCCGCCGTTCAGGCCTGCTCCCAAAAGGCTAGTGACACCGCCACCAAGACCACCCAAGAGGCTCTGCGCGAATCCCTGGTTCGCAAGGCTCCCGCTCGCCTGCGCGCTCCCATAGCCGGCAAGCGCGTCCTGCTCGGCCTTCGATGTGGCCAAGGCGATGTTCGCGTCCGCCGCGCCTTGGTTCTGATAAGCCCCACTGATGCCGCCAGCGAGGTTCGATCCGAATCCCAAGAACGGCGCAAGCTGGTTCACATAGTTCCCATAGTTTTGCTGCGCGAGACCCTGACCGTAGTTCTGGAGAGCGATGGCCTGATTGCCAGAATTCAGCGTCCCATTCGCCGCCGCCGCCGCATTGATGGCGTTGTTCCCCTGTCCTAGCGTGAACTGGTAGCCGGGCATGGTCTGCAGATTGGCGAGCGCCGACTGAGAGCCGGCCGGGCCATTGAGACCAAGCAAATTGCTATAGGCGTTGATGCCTGAAAGCGCGGTCGGGAATAGCTGATTGTATGGCGCGACGGCGTTCTGCGTCGCCGTGTTGACGGCGTTCGTCGCGTTGGCCCCGCCTTGCTGCGCCGCCGATAGTCCGAGAAGGGCGGCCGTTTCTTGCGATTGAGCGGCGTTGCTCGCCCCTCCGAAGAGATCGCTGAGGAAGGAGATGTCAGCCTCCTATGTGCTTGGTTAGCGCTTGGCCGAAATCGACGGTCGGCTTGCCCTGCGCGTCAATCCATGCCTCATCCATCGGCGGGAGACCGCTGAATTGCTTCGCCATCGCCTGGCCAAATGGCACGGTCGGCTTTCCCTGCGCGTCGAACCAGATATGACCGATCGGAAGGAGCCCGCTCACACGTCCCGTCAAAGCCAATCCAAATGGGATCATAGGTCGCCCTTGGCTATCAGCCCACGCTTGATCAATCGGGGGAAGAGCGCTCATGTTCCGACCATCCGAATATCGCTCGCCTGCGTTCCGCCCATGAAGCTCACGTAAACCTCATCCGTCACGTCTAAGCGCCAGCGCGCGCCCATCGGACCAGCAACGCCCATCCGCGTGACGCTTACCCGCACGCGCCCGCCATTCATTTGCTCCCCGAGCGAACGCATAAGCGGATTGCCCCAGCTTCTTCCGCCGTCCAGGCTGCAAGAGATCGCGACCTGCGGACTCTGCACATTGGAAGGGGAGCTGATGTCGACGACAGAGCCTCCAGAGACATAGGCGTTGGCGAAGACGCTGCCCTGCAGCTCAATATGCGTGGCGTCGATAATCGTTATCGGCCATGTTCCGTTCGCTTCCGTCGTCCCAACGACCCCAGAGACAACCGCTTCGTCATTCGTGCTCATTCCGGCGGTCGAGAATACCTGCAATCGGACGACGCCGCCCGTTCCGGATGCGGCCCCCTCTACCGAGGTCGTCGTCGATCCGACAGCCTGTCCAACGCCGACCACGAAATCAAAATCCGCGCGTGCGATTTGCTGATCAGCCGGGAACTTCTTCACGGGTCCGGATTCAAGGCGGTATAGGATCGGGGAGCCAACTTCAGTCTTGTTCGTGTCATCCGCATAGACAAGGTTTCCGCCTTGCTGATCGCCCATGAGCCATTTGCCGAAGGCTGGGTGGCCGCCCGTTCCGCGCCAACGAGTGTATGCCCCAGACACTAGAGACCAGCGCTCACACCATTTGCGGGTTTGCAGGTTGAATTCCCACGTCCAAGACGCGCATGAGAGCGTCCAGAACTTCTTACCGCCCGCGACGTAGCATCCCGCCTCTAGCGTGTTGCCGGCGCGCACCTGCGCCTCAATGAGGCGGTCGAGATCAGGCGGAGACACCTTGATCTGCGAAAGCGAGCCCGATGTCATCCAATGCACGCCGAAATCTTGCGCGACCCATAAAAGCTCGGAAAACCCGGTTTCCCAGCCCGCGAGCGCCGTCACCTGCACAAGGCCGAATTCCAGGATGGCGAGGCGCGAGTAGGGGAAATTGGGAGATGCAAGCGCGGCGTCTTGCCAAACCTCGCAAGAGCCGGTCGTAAAGAACATCATCAGCCCCGAGAAAGGAACGGCCCTCAGAAGCGTGACGTCGGCCTTGCCCTGAATGGTGACATAGGTCAGCGCATTCATGATCAAGCTGTTGAGCAGCGTGGCATAGACCGTGCCGCCTGGCTCTGTGAAGAAGAAATAGCCGTCTTGGAAGGCGACAGAGTTCGGACCCGAGAGCGAGCCTTGTCCAGTGTAAGCGGTTGGAGCCCCCGTGAAGGCGGCATAGGTTCCGGCGCCGCCGCTCAAATCGCCTGTGGAAGGAGTTA